ACAAGTTTGCAGTAGCCGAAGGCGCATCTGTTGCTGTAGCTAATTCTGATATTGAAGCTAGCATTGTGCCGACAGCTGTTTGAGTATCCGTACCTGTAGCTGTCTCTGCTTGAGAGGCTAAAAAATTAGATGGCGCGGCTGCTGTTGTGTCTGTAGCTGTAGCCGTTTCAGCCCTAGCCGCAGTCATGATGTTGTTTAAACTAACAACAGTTGCCGTAGCTGCAAGAAACTCTTGTATAAGTGCGCCTGCGCGAGTCTCTTGAGTAACAGAATCAGCAGCCGTAGCTGCCTCATCTACAGACGACAACACTGTAGCCCCGCCTAGAGCGGCGAAGGGTGCTTGGGCAAATGTGACATCTCCAAACACCGCGCTACCTTATTAGGCTGCGTCAAGAGAGAACGTGTAAGTGACGTTCAATGTATCGCCAGCATCAACAGTTTTGTCGCCGCCAGTAAAGTCACCAGCAGAAAACAACACGCCTGAAGTGCCCGTAGCTGCCGTAGTTAAAAACGCGCCAGCTACTACAGTGCTGTTAACCAGCATAGGGAATACTGATGGAGCAACAGAGTTGCTAACCACTGAAGGATCAGCCAATGTAGGAGAAGCGGCGTTAAACACAACGGCAATACGGTTGCCTGTGTAAGCTGTACCGGGAACAAGCTCAGTCCAACCTGCATGGGAAGCTAGTGTATTACCAGCGGCGTAAGTTGTGCCAGAACCAGGGCCTTGAACTAAACCCAAGTACCAAGCGGCTGTGTAACCAGAGCCCTTAAAATACTTACTGTTCATGTCTTGCAAGCCTTCGTTCACAACCAAGTTGTGGAAAGTGTCAGACCACTTCTCAACGCCGTCAGCGCCCACGCAAGTAACGATAAATACACCGCCAGCACCTACGCGCTCAGCGGCTCCTTTGTTTGCAGTCAAGCTTGCTGACACTTGGTCTTGGGCTTTTGATGTTTCTGTACTCATGATAAGTCCTTAAGATATGCGCACGATGGCGCTGTTCGCAGTGGCAGTTGGGAAAATGATTTGAAAGGTGTCGTTGGTTACAGTTTTATCTGCGCCAAAATCTAAAACTGCTACTGACTTGTTGCCTTGTGTAGAGTTATAAATTAAAGCGCCTCTGGCTGTAAAGGTAGCGTTTGTCCAACTTGAATTATTGAACGAAACAAAAGCAGTTGGGATGCCGCCGGTATTGTTTCCAGAAGTTGGAGATACAGATATCACTAGCGTATTACCACCTGCCGTATACCCAGTACCGGTTACTTCGTTAGAAGTTGTATAGATAGTAGTAGTTGTACCAATGTTTGCCGCTGCTGTGTATAACGCTACTTTAAATGTATTAGGCGACGTTGGGCCAAAGTTGTGGACCGCTTGAAGCAGTTCAACTTTAAAGCTGGTCGTTGCTGTTTGAGCAATAGTCATGTTATGTCACCTGTTGTCTGAATTGACCAGAACGATACGCATCTTGACGTTCCATGCCGTCAGCCAAACGTTTAGCCAATGCAAGAGCTTCCATGAATTTCTGGTTGTACAACGCCATCATATCTGGCTCACCCTTCATGTAAGTATAAGCCTCAACAAGCGATCCGTACAGTAGTACAGAATCAAAATTGTCACCTAACCAGGAAGTTTGATTGGTAGTAATAGATGGTGGGTAGTAATAGTAGTGAAGCTCAACCGTATAGTCGTCGTCTGGTGTTGGCCCGACAATAAAAGTTAATTCGTTGACAGCGCTACTTTGGGGGCCAAACAAAGCGTAGTACTTGGGAATACCTTTATCGGTATTTGGATTAGGGTACGATTGGCGAATAAAGTTAACGTCTTTGTTTAGCAAATACTCATACGCCCCAGTGCCGTCAATAGCCGCTAGGGAATACACAGCCAAAAAGTCTGACGGGCATGCTAGATATGGTGTTGTTGAATTAACAAAACCTGTCACATTCTTGCGAATGGACGGAAACTGCATAGAGTTGTAAATACGCTGCTCAGCCTGTTGCACGAAGACAGGAATCTCCGCCACGAAGTTAGACTCCGTGTTCTCAGTATACGCTTGAATGTTAGCGCTGAGCTGGGTGTAATTCATGCCATCGGGCCTCGTGCCATCGTGCCTTTAGTAGCGCAACCTGTACCACGAATTTTGATACCAGTTGTCTTTACATCAGGATTGTAGCCATCACGATTGATGTTACCAACAGACATGTTTACCGAGTCTGCGCGAGTAGGCTTAGCACCGCTGTAGCCATTACCAAGCTCAACTTTTTCACCGGTCATGGTGTGTGGCGGCGCATAAACTTCAGCACTGCCAACTTCTTTGCCCATCATTTTTTTGCTAAAAGTGGCCATGTTAGCCTCCTTTTTTATATGTGAAGGAAGACTTTTTCTGGTTAGCTACTTTAGCCAAACCACGACCCAGAGTTTTCATCTGAGCGTTTGTTTTGCCGCCTTTGGCAAACTTAGTCATAGGTTTACCGGGATGCAGCTTCTTCTCGTGCTTATGCACGGCTCCAGCTATCATCTTCTTGTCTTGTTTCAAATCCGCTTTGTCCATATTAAGCTCCTATCTGTATGGTTACTGTACCAATTTGTACGCCTAACAACAAGTAGTTTGGTGTTAATGCAGTATCAAAATATTGCGCCCCGCCAACCGGGTTCCATCCCCACTGAATATCCCTGCTACCTTGGCTTGGAAAACCAAACCCATCTGGAGCAGTGCTATTAGTTAATAAAATCTGTAAACCGGTAGTTCCTGATTGCGTATAGCTTACATCAGGACGCGGCTCTCGTACAGCTTGTGGATCATCCACGGGGTACATACCCAACTGCAACTGAGGTTGATCAGGATCCCAGCACTCAGGACACACCTTTAAATTAAACAGGCGTGTCTTGATAATTTCTTTCTTCAGGTCTTTAAGCATAAACCGCTCATCACAGCGGTCACACTGAGCAATTGCGTATTTACCTGAAGCATATCTACTTGGCATACATCACCTGTAGAACGACTGTCTTGGAACGTAACGATCAGGAGCCTTCTCACGGTCTTCCTGTGACGCTAACATCCACTGTTCTTCGTAAGCAGATTTAAGCATCACAATACGCTCCATAGGCACGTCAGGGCGCTTAGAACCAACGTAATAGGCCAACCCAGCCACCATACAAGGAATCAGCCGGAATGGGATGTCTTGGATATTGACACCGTTGCCAGCATCTTGCATGCGGCGCATGCGCCAGTAGACAAACACGTATTGATCCCCGGGGGCGTTGGGGGTAGGCCACACGTTCACAGACGTGAGGTTATTGACTGTTACGGCTGCACCAATTGCATGACCAGCGGCAGTTGTATTAGTGACGCCGTTGTACTGACCACGATAACAATTAAGTAGTTGATTACCGCTGACGTTAGCGTAGTAAATTGTTTCTGAGTCAATTGTGATAAATCCTGTAGCTGGTAGGCTTGTTGTAGAACTAAGGGTAATAGTTGTATCTGTTGACAATACTGTTGCCGCCACTGTTGCAGTGGACAAATAGCTTTGATTAGACTGTCGGTTAATCCATACTTGAATAGGACGACCTTGAGCCAGCTTGTTTGGTAGTGTTGAGTACGTTGACTCAGAGATACGGCTGATGTTGATATCAATCTGGTTAGGCGTAGTAGCCTGCGTGCGAATAACCTGATCCAACAGATCAATCGTAGTACTAGGCAAAGCATAGACGCCTTGCCCCGTATTCATTACGAATTGGCCTTGCTCAATAGTCCATAAATTGATGCCACGGTTAGCCCATTCAATCGTAAGCATGTTGAAGGATCGGCGTGCGGTACGAAACTCATAGCCAGTACGAACCTCAAGACCCGCCCGCTCATACGCTTCCTCAACGATCTCGTTGAAGTCTAGGTTAAAGGTAGAGAGTCCTGAGGTAGAAGCCATTATCTAAAGCCTGCTGTTTTCTTTGCAATCGTTTTAGGTTGGGCTACGAATTGTTTTCCGGCTTTTTTGCCAGCACGTTTCGCACGCGTTGTCGCAGCATACTCACTTGAACTGAGACTTTTAATCGCAGCAGCAGGAAGGTATCTTTCACCTGTGTCAGAAGATTTTTTACCACTTTTGGTTCTCCATTTTTGGTCGCCCCAATCCTTCAATGATTTTTGAGGCGCTTTCAATCTCGGTAACCCCCGCCAGCCGCCTTGTACTTCTTGGCAACTAGCTGAGCTTTACGCGCTGACCACTGACCTGCGCCAGTACCCTGCGTTGCTGCGGCTTTTACTTGAGACACAATCCGCTTACGAAGACTAGGTTTCGTGTAATTGCCAGCGGCGTTTACTTTACCACCCGCTTTGTACTGGGTGAAATCAGTGTCATCCCGACGTGCTTTTTTCTTTGCACCGGGCATCTTAGAGGCGCGGATATCGCCCATACCACGGGATGCCAACATGATTACACCATCTTTCCGCGTGTTTTACCTTTGGTACAGCAGCCATCAGCACGCTTAGAAGCCGAGCCAACAGAGCCACCTTTAGCGTAACCACGCTGACCACGAACTGCGTCACGCGGGTCTTTCTTTTCGGGAGCATATTCGGTATTACGCAAAGACTTTGTATACGCGGCTTCAGTAGCCGTATTCATCTTGCGGTCAGCCATTTCTTCCCGTGCTTGTTTTTCTGCTGGACTCATTTGAGACTCCTAAATTAGCAGGTTTTGCCGCCGCTCTTCATGGTAATCATCTTGCCTTTGGTTTTACCCTTAGACTCAATACCACCGCCTTTAGCCATGAAAATAGGCACTTTTTTGCCGTCTTTCATTTTCATAGGCATGCCACCTTTTTTCATACCCATAGCTGTATCAGCCATG